CTTAAATAGGTGTACTCGTATACTTGGTGAGGAATGGACTAATAGAATATCACCATCAGGTAAGGTTTATAGTAGAACAATACGTGGTCAGTTTGGTCAAGAGCAGCAACGTTGGTATGTTGAAGGTATTTCATTAATTGACTATTTAGACGTATATAAACGTTTTTCGGTAGGTGTAAAAGAAAGTTATAAACTTGATGCGATTGGTGAGGCCGAGTTAGGTGAAAAGAAAGTAGATTTTGGTAATATGAATCTTGCTACTCTAGCTGATACTGATTGGCAGACGTTTGTTGAATATAATATTCAAGACGTTAGACTGCTAACTAACTTAGAAGATAAACTAAAGTATACAGAACTAATTAAGATGTTAGCTTACGTGGGTTTAACTACCTTTGAAGCTGCTATGGGATCTCTATCGGTAATTAATGGTGCAACTGCAGTTATATCAAGAAAGCGTGGTCAGTGTGTACCTTCGTTTATTAGAAATGCAGACACTGGTAAGAACCCGGGTGCTTATGTTGGTGAGCCTTTGAAGGGGTTTCAAGAAAATATTATATCGTTTGATGCTAACTCTCTGTATCCGAATGTGATGATATCTCTAAATATGTCTCCGGAAACTAAAGTAGGTAAGATTGAAGATAAGAATAATAATGAAATAGTTATACGGCATGCTAATGGTCAAGTTTTTACATTGAGTCATGAGAAGTTTTTAAAGTTCTGTAAAAAGGAAGAAATAGCTATTAGTAAAGCGAACGTATTATTTACTCAAAAGAAAAAAGGTGTTATGCCTGAAATTTTAGATTATTACTATGATAAAAGGGTTACTGTTAAAACTAAACTAGGTAAATTAAAAAGAGAATATTCTAAGAATAAGAATAAAGAACTTAAATTTGAGATAGAACAATTAGATGCAAAGCAGTTATGTATTAAGGTTTTAATTAATTCCATTTACGGTTACTTTGGTAATAAGCATGCACCTTTTGGTGATGATGATATTGCAGCTTCAATTACATTAACTGGTCAAGCAGTTATTAAGCAATCAAACGAATTACTTAAAAAGTATATTAAAGAAAAAGCTAATATTGAAGATGAAAAAACTCTAAATGATTGTATCATATATAACGATACTGATAGTAGTTATATTTCAGTTAAACCTCTCGTTAAAGCCGGTTTAACATTTAAAGATGATTCAGGTAAATTAACTCAAGCATTTCATGATGAAGTACAAAATATTGAAGATTTCTTAAATGATGAAATTAAAGTATGGGGTGGTAAAAACTTAAATTCTAAAGACTGTAGATTTATCTTTAAACGTGAGGTTATAGCTGATGTAGGTGTGTTTTTGCAGAAGAAACGCTATGTTATGCATATTTTAGATGATGAAGGTATACCAATGGATAAGTATAAGTATACTGGGGTTGAGGTTGTTAGAAGTACAATGCCTGATGCTATTAAACCTCATGTAAAAGAAATTATCGAAACGATGCTATCTACTCAAAGTATTGCTAAAACTAATGCAGTTCTAGATAAAACGTATAAGATATTTAAAGATTTACCAGTCGAAGATATTACGTTTGTATCTGGTTTAAAAGGCTATGAAAAATATGCAGGTCAATGTGATGATTGGAAAACTGCAAAAGGTATGCCTATACACGTTAAAGCTGCTTACTATCATAATATGCTACTTAAAAAATTTGATATAGAGAAAAAGTATGAAACTATTAGTTCAGGTGATAAAGTTAGATATTTTTACTTACAACAACCTAACCCGTATAACTTACCAAGTTTAGCATACAAATATTATTACCCAGATGAGTTTAAAAAAATATTTCACGTTGATTACGATAAAATGTTCGAGAAAAATCTTTACAATATCATTGAAAGATTTTACGATAATGTTAAATGGTCTATTCAAAAACCAGGTAATGCGGTGATGACTAATCTTTTCGATTTACTTAATTAACATTTTTTTAAGTGAGGGGAAGCTAATATTACCGTATATTTTTTTATATTTTAATCTTACTGTAGATTCATCTAGAGAAAGTATTTCTGTTATTTGATGTAATTTTTTACCTTCTCTAACTAACTGTTCAAATGTTTGCTTATCGAAAGGTTTATAATTTGGATTTTCTTCGCCTGACTTACAGGTCTTTAAAGTACCATATCTTTCCATTCTGGTTTTATGCATTTTTTCAGTACGCTCTTTTGAATGCTTTCTACCTATATTAAACGGGGAACCGTATTTTAATCTAGCCTCACTTATACGTTTTTTTGATGAATCTGTATGCTTAGAATTATAACCACCGGTTAAAATATTATAACCGATATCAATTGTATTATAATGTTGTATATAGAATTTCTCTTTTAGATTTAAATCATCCATATCTGTAGTTTTATAAAGCTCACATATCGTAAAGTTATCTTTACCATACTTGTTCATTGCAGGGTATAGCTTAAATTTATTTTTTTTAAGAACTGATAAACGGCAGTGTTCTTTCCATCGTTCTTTAATGCTTCTTGTAGTTATACCAATATAATTTTTTCCGTTTATATTATTAGTTATTTTGTAAACAAATCCTTGCATAATAATATTTATACTTTCTGTACTGCATATACTGGTTTTATTAATAAAAAACGATCTTTTAGGTTGATATTTAGATAACGTATATTAAAATATATGTATGTCAGATAAGAATTATACCACATTTATTGATAACGCTGGACGTGCTGTTTTTACAGAAGTCGAAAAAGACACTTCTGAAGAATTAGTCGCAAAAAACCCAGTTATGATTACCGTTCAGCAAGGTGAACAAGGTCAGATGGCTGTTCAATTATTTCCTTTGTTTTTTCAAGAATTTGTAACACCTGATGATAATGAATCTCGTGCTAACTACTTTACGTATAGAAAAAGTAATATCGCTGTAGGTACAGGTTTTTCAATTGAAAGTCGTATTGTTGAACAATACGAAAAAATTGTCAACCCAACTTTAGTACCAAATACACCTGTAGCGGGTAATAATGAAGAGCCAGAAGTTATTAAGCTCTTCGACGAATAATAAAAAAAAAATAAATAAAAAAACAGCCTCTCATAACTAAAAAATATGAGAGGTTTCCTATGATTATAACTCAAGAAATATTTGATTATAGGAGGAACGGTTATATAATAGTAGTATATGAGTAAAGAAATTGATGATATTTTATCTGTAATTGATAAATCTAATCCATATGCATCTTTCTTAAATGAAAGTGCTATTAGTAATGTAGATGGTTGGTTAGATACTGGATCGATGGTACTAAATGGTATCGTGTCTGGTTCATTATTCGGTGGTATACCGAGAAATAGAATGACCTTATTAGCTGGTCCTAGTATGACTGGTAAGAGTTTTATATTGCAAAAGATTTTAGCCAATGCCCAGAAAGAAGGTTTAATACCAGTTATTTTTGATAGTGAAAACGCTATTGATAAAGACGGTGCCGAAGCGTTAGGGTTAGATGTTAGCAAAGTAAAATATGTACCTGTTTTTAGTATTGAAGAATGTCGTAATACTATTTTTGACTTCTTAACTAAAGTGAAGGAAAATGGTCAAGAAGGTAAATTTATTATAGCTATTGATTCGTTAGGTAATATGGAGAGTCAATTACAGATTAATCGCCAGACGAAAGGCAATGTAAGTGCTGATATGGGTAGTAGAGCTAAAGCTATGAAATCTTTATTACGCACTTTAACTCAGTTATCGGGATTAACTAAAACTACTATTCTAGCTACTAATCATATCTATGAAGATCCGGCTGCATTATTTCCTTCTTTAGTTAAAGCAATGCCTGGTGGTACTGCTACTGTTTACCTCCCTTCAGTTACTATTCAATTAGCCCGTAAACCTGTTAAAGAAGATAAAAATACAGATGGTAAGTTAGCTGTTGGTCAGAAGAATTATTCAGGTGTTATACTTAGAGCATTAACGGTTAAAAATAGATTTGTTAAGCAATACTTGCAAGGTGAAATGTATCTATCTTTCGATAAAGGTTTAAACAAGTATTATGGTCTATTAGATCTTGCAGTAGGTTTAGGAGCAGTTATACAAACTGGTTCTACTTATACATTACCAGATGGTAAGAAACTTGGATATTATAGTAAGTGGAAAGATGATACGGAACTGTGGGATAATACTATTATACCAGTTGTTGAAGAGAAAATTAAACAAGAATGGAAGTATAGTAATAAATCTGAAGAAGATGAAATTATACCAGATGAAGTAAACGATGAAGAAGAATAAAATAGTTATAACCTTATCAGGTGGAATGGATTCATCTGTACTGCTTTATAAAGCAGCTGAACAATATAATGAAGTACATACTGTAACTTTTAATTATGGTCAGCGTCATGATAAAGAATTAGAAGCAGCTGAAAAGCAGTTAGTAAATGCTAAGCATGACTTTCCTAATGTTACATTTACTAATAAATTATTAGACGTTACTTATATTAAGGATATAGCTGATACATCTTCTCTTACTAATGATGATATAGATACACCTGATGTAAAAGATATAATGGGTGAGGCTCAACCTAAATCATATGTACCATTTCGTAATTTAATGTTTTTAAGCATATTACTATCATATGCAGAAAAAATGGAAGCTGATGAAGTGTGGTACGGTGCAGCAGAAGCCGATAGTCTTGCTGGTTATTGGGATGGTTCGGTACAATTTGTAGATAAAATGAATCAGATTTGTTTATTAAATCGTGAAGTAGATGTAAGAGTGAGAGCTCCTTTACTAAAAATGAGTAAAAAACAGATTATTTTAAATGGTGTAGAGCTTGGAGTTAATTTTGCTGATACATATACATGCTATTCTGGTGAATATCCTTGTGATGCAAACAGTGCAAGTAGTGCTCTTAGATTAAAAGGTTTTATAGACGCAAAGTTACAAGATCCATTACGTTATAAACAGCAAGATAAATTAGATTCAGTATATAAAGATAATAATTGTAAATCTATACTATACTAGTAACCGTGTCTAAACATTCTTTCGATTTGATGATGTCTATGCATCTCATTGCGACCTCTTTCTAACATCGCACGTTGTATTGCTTGAGGTGACATTGCTACTTCTTGTTCTTCTTCTTCATCCTCATAATGATCTGCAACTGCTCTTGCATGGTCTTGACCAGCTCTTTCTTTCTCCTTCTTCATTGCTTTAGCAATTGCTTCGCCTCTTTTTCTCTTATATTCTGAAAGTTTCCCGTCATCATTAAGGTCGGCCTTTTCTGTATCAACTTCTTCATCACTATAAGAGCAATTTTCAGCATCTTCAGGTCCGATTTCCATATCTGGGTCAAACCTACCATCAACATCTAAAGGCATATCTGGGTCAACTTCTCTCGGGTCATGTCTAACGTCAGGGTTGGATGGGTCAATTTTCATACTCATAATTTTATTTATAACGGTATCCATATCATCTTCACCCTCTTCTTCTCCTTCTGGAAAATCAGCTACTAATTTTTCTCTTTGTCCCATTTCAATTTCACCACCAAACTTATCAACTGTTTCCATTTCACTTGGTTTTACAATAACTACTGAAACAACATCATCTTGAGATATTTCATCTAAATTAATTTTTTGACCTTTAAAAGAATTAAGTGTAACTCTATACTTTAGACCATCACTGACTACAGTATATAAATCATTTTCTCCAACTTCACCTTCTGATCCTAAAACTGTATCCCCTCCTAAATTTAATTGTAAAGTTTCAAAACCAGTATCACCTTTCTTAAGGCCTTGTTTTGCTGCACCTCTTTCTCTAGTAGTAATCTTAACGTCGGATCTTGTTGCTAAAGGTTTTGAAACATTAGCTATAACATTAATAGCATTTTGTATATCACTATCAGATAAATTTTCAATATCTAATTCAGGGTTTTCTTTTTGTAAAAATCTAATTACCTTGGTTGCAAAATATCTAGGTGTCATTGTACCTTTAAGATCTCTAATATCTTCCATACCCATTAGTTTTGCTCTAAGGGGATCAGCAATCTTTTTACCTCTTGCTTCTTCAACAATATCGTAATCGACATCTTGCATATCCACCGTATATTTAGAAGTACTCTCGTTAATAATTTTTTTATTGCCCCAGTTGTGTAAATTCATAATAATATTTATTGATTATTGCTGTATTTCTACTATAATATAGATATATGTGTGGTATTTATTGTAGTAACGATTTATCTACCTTTGAGGTATTGCAGGAAGCTAATAAAGAACGGGGTAATTTTTCAACCGGTGTCTTTTATTGTTATGGTAAAGCTAATTACCATGTAATAAAAAAAGAGGGTATAGTAGAAGATTGGGAAAAATATAAGCTTCCAGATGATAATGGTTTTTTATACTTAGGTCATAACCAAGCTCCGACAGAAACTGGTAGAGACTGGAAAGAAGAACATTCACACCCGTTCTGGTTCGGTGATTGGATAGTAGCTCATAACGGGGTTATAACTAATTA